CTCTGTAATCTCTGAGGTCACATTACCTTTTAATACTTTCATATCAACATTACCTGTATTGATTGTTATATTTACATTACCATGTCCTACTTGTAAGTCTGTATTACCAGCTATATAAACTTTATCATCTTTAAGTATTGCAGTATAATTGTTGTTTACTATTCTTGTGACTTCTGAACCATCTGCATGAATCTCATGGAATGTTCCTGACCTATGATGAACATTTAATCTTTCTGATTTTGGTGTGTCATCAATTTCTAAAACATGGCCAGCCTCGGACTGTAAAACCTTATTGTAAGGATATACAGGTTTTGCTTGGACATCCACAAAATCTCCTAGAATACTTTGTGTTTGTGGGTGAACTATATCACCTTTAATTGCATGGTCTAAAACACCACCTCTTGCAATACTAGATAAATCTGATTCATCTGTATATAAAGGATAGTAAGGTAACATATCCTCAGTTACCTCTAACTCTTCGATAGTAGAACCTGTGTTGTCGTAATTAATAGTAAGTTCTTTCGGTGTTTTTGGTGAAGTTTCTAATGAACTTGTTAAACCATGTGAACGATTGGGTGCCTGTTCAGGATTTGGTCCGTCAGGAGTATCTTTATAGTCATCAACCTTTAATCTTCGTGGGTCATTAAAACCCTTTTCAATATTTCTATTTAATAATTCATCTTTTGTTGTTTCTTTATAACCTTTCTGAGGAATACCTGCAGACGAATGAGTTATAACAGGGTCTTGTTTAGTTTCACCATCTCTAAAGAATCCATAGACTGTAGAACCCTCAACTAAACCATGTTGTGTTCCTAAACCGGATAATCCAGCAGAAGTTGTTGGTAATAAAACTTGTGCCCATGGAAGGTCAGGTGTTGCGATGTATTGTTTATTTTCAGAATGAATTCCATGGATACGAACACGAACTCTTCCGACCATCAATGGGTCATTTCTATCTTCAACTATTCCATAAAATGTTATCATACTTCTCTCGGTGTTGCAGTGTTATCTAATGGACTTACATTCTCTACTTTATCCATGTAAGATTCTTTAACACATTCCATTGTCATCGTGCCTGTTAATTGTGTTGGGTCACCAACTAATTTTAAATCTGTTATTAAATATCTATCATCATTTAACTTATCAGAAGTATCACTTTCTGATGTTGGTTCAGCAGCTGGTAAAGACAATTGAATAACTTGACCTACATTCATATCTGTTCTAAAGGGAACTGTCACAACCATTCTATGTTGAGACAAGATTTCCATAAGTGCAATTCTTTCTAATGTTGCATTATCTCTATTTTCTTTTCCTCTAAAAAGTTCTTGTGCTGTCATATCTGCATTGTCATCATATGAATGTCTCATATCAGATGCTTCAATGAAAAACGCGTTAAAATGCTGGTTTGGAGGTAAGTCAACATCTATTTCACTATATTGTGGTGGTTCTCCTTCACCTGTTGTGTTTTCCGCAGTAAATGTGTATTCATATTCACCATTATGAATCATAGGGAAACCAGATAAGTGTTTACCTCTCTTCCATGTTTCTTCCATATCGTAAAGTTCTTCTGATTCTAATTTACGCAAAGGGTCATAGACTTTCATATGAGAAGCATAAGCACCAGCCACCGTTCCCCTTAAAGTATCAAACATTTGAGCTTTTCTATAACTAAGAATCTGACTGTTCAAACCTCCAGGAGCATTTAAGTCCATATCTTCTGTTGGAGATGAGTTTCTAGGTTTCATACTGAATGAAACAGGGAATTCTTGTGCAAACATTTCATCTATTGACTTAAATCTAAATCCACCATTTAATGTTTGAAAGAAGAACATACTATTTCTATAGTTAGTATCACCACCTATGTTTGCCTCTTTAACACAATAATCTATAATCTTATTTGTAGTCCAATTAGGAACTATGAATTGAAAGTTGTCTGGTTTAGTTTCTTCCCAATGGTCAAATTCTTCCATAGGAATCTTTGCTTCATTTACTAAGACATTCTCTAACATGTCATCATAAGAACCTCTTAATGTTCTACTCAATCTTGTTCTTCTAAGATTGAATACTCTAGGTTCACATAAACTTAATAGATACGATTGAATTTTTTCTGATTGTCTTGTTATTCTATCAGCCTTAAACACTCTGAATGTTTTATCAATACTGTATAAAGCATCTGCAGTATCTCCCATTCCTTCTTTTTGTTTTATTGATATACGAATAAATTCTTGACCAGTAAAACGATAGTTCTTTAGTAGATTAAGACCATCGACAACACCAACGACACCTGATACAAACTTCCGATGTATACTTTCTGACATAGTAAATTCACCAACTATACCTGAGATATCTAAAGTCTCACCGAATTGGTTTATTAGTGCAAAGGATTCTACTAAGAATTCTCCTTGTTTTAGTGGTGATTCTGCCATTATGATGCCATTACTTTTTCAAATTCTGATACTACTCTTCTTATATATTCAGGCCTAATAACCTTTATTTTTCTATTAGCCTCATTCTGTTCGTAATCATGTGTATAATATGTGACAGGTGTAAAACCTGTATCAGAAGTATTTCTTTTAAGTCCTTCTGAGTTAACATAATGGTCAATGCCATCAGGTCCTCTCACAGCTGATGATACAGTAAATGATTTACCACTTACTTTTCCTGTGACTATATCATTTGCATTCCAACTTCCACCTGCAACTCCTATCCTATTAAATGTAGGTTGAACTGAGATGACATTACCTTGTTGTAGAGATGATTCGATAATCTCACCTAATAGAAACTTATTTGTTGAAGATACTATGTCTGTTGAATCACTTGCAGTTAACCAATACTCTGGATACATTTCATTTATATAATTCTCAAATGTGACATTATCTTTATGCCATTGATAGTAGTTGTCCATATTATTAACTAAGAAGAATGTCCAATGCAATTCACTATCACCATATAATCTATCTGCAACTACATCTGGTCTTTCACCATCTTGTATCTCGTAATATGTATAACTGATTACACTGTTAACGGCTTCTCGTTCAATCATAGACTTTCTAAAGAAGTCTTTTATGGTGACAATTTTACCTGTTGATAAAGTGTATTGTATTTCTGGAAAGTTTTTGAATAATTGATTTGACATATTTTATACCTTATGGATTTTTCTTACCCTTTTCTGCATTCTCTTTGACTGCTTGTTCTGCCGCTTCACCTGCTTCGATGTTTGTTGTATCACCTGTTGCGTTTTGGTCAATGATACTAGGCATAGATTTGAGACCAGATGCCGCTCCATTTGGGTGAGCAGTAATCTCTTGGTAAGATTCTTGTGTAAGTATTTTGAGTTCTTGGAATGATAAGTCCATTTTAACACTTGTTGGTTGACCATCTTTAAAGAAAGTCATTGATGAAGCATCTCCCTCATATACAACTTTACCATTTTCAAGAATCATTGGAAGATAACCATCAACTCTCGTTGCAATCGGTCCTTCTAACTCTGCAGTCCAAGTATTTGGATAGTTAAAGAATCCTTCTGCATCTGACTGACCAGCACCTAGTGCCGGATATGTATCAGGTAACATTGCAGTTTTGAAATAGTAAATGATGTCTCTAATCATGTCTGCCTCTTCTTGTGATGTTGGTGACATTGTATATGAAAAAGTTAATGTTCTAAAGTCAATACCCTCTAGTGCCATTTCTTGCATAGGGTTAACTGCTTTACCTTGCATGATAAACATTGCATTACCAGTCATACTGTTTAACATCTTTTGAGCTGCTTGTGATAGTCCTTGAATCATACCTTGAATAAATCCACCAGCACCACCTTGTTGAACTCCTCTTGCAAGTGAACCAACATCTTTAGCAGAATACTTAACGGCAGCGTCTTGTTCTAGTGTTAAAGGAATATGTAATGCAATTTCTACTTGTTCAGAACCATCTCCTGATAAGAGTGATGCTCTATTTGCATCAGCACTCATAATTTTACCGTCTTCAGCTCTTCTTTGACGATTGATTCTTTGTCTACTTCTGAATACGATATAGTTATCATGTTCCTCATTTAAAGGATATTGCATTTCTATGTATGGTGAGTCTGGTGATTTCTTAGCCTTGTTCTTTGCAGTGTTATTTGCATCTAAAGACTTCTGTAAAGATGATTTTCTCTTATCTAAAGTCTGTTTTGCTATTTCAGCCTGAGCTTCTAACTCATTTGAATTGATTACCGAGTTGTAGTTGATGTTTGAAAGTTTAGACTTTATTCCTTTTGCACTTGAAACTGCGGATTTTGCCTTGTTTACTTTACTTAAAATTTTATTAATGTTGGGCATATAAATATCCTTAAACGAGTTATATACATCTATTTATGTCATACAGTGGTAAGTTCAAACCAAAGAATTACAAAAAATACAAGGGAGACCCAACAAAAATCTTCTATCGTTCGCTATGGGAGCGTAGATTCATGGTTTATTGCGATAATAACGAAAATGTAGTAGAATGGGGAAGTGAGGAAGTCGTAATTCCTTACAAATCACCCTTAGACAAGAGAGTTCATCGTTATTTTCCCGATTTTTATGTAAAATATGTAAATTCTTCTGGTCAAACAGTAAGAGAAGTAATTGAAGTCAAACCGAAGAAACAATTACTGCCTCCGAAGCAGCCCAAACGACAAACTAAGAGATATCTTAACGAAGTTGCTACATATGCCGTAAATCAAGCAAAATTCAAAGCGGCCGAAGAGTTTTGTAAAGAAAGAAGACTAAAATTTCGAATTTTAACTGAGGACCATCTTACATAATACATAAATAGTATGTATGTTAGACTTACTTGAACAAATACAAGGTGAAACTCCACTTGAACAAGAAAGAAGAAGTCAAGAAAGTTTAGATTGGTTTAAATTAAGACTTAGAAAGATAAGACAACCAGTAAATAAGCTACTAACTGATGATGATTTTCCAGTAGTAGCAAGACCTGAGTTAGGTAAAATGTATATGTATCTTTATGATGCAAAATACAAAGAAACATTACCTTATTGGGATAGATTCCCACTCATAGTTTGCTTTGATTTGCTATCTGACGGCTTTATGGGTATAAATCTACACTATATTGCACCAAGATATCGAACACCCTTACTTTTAGGTCTATATGAAATTGCATTAGAGACTGAGAACGAAGAAGAGAGACGAGTTCTATTATCTTATCAGTTAATCAAATCAGTTTCAACACTTAGGTATGCAAAACCATGTGTAAAGAGATATCTATTCAGTCATATAGAGTCTAGGATATCAGAAATACCTATGGATTATTGGGACATGATGGTAATGTTACCATCTCAACAGTTTAATGTAAATGCAAATACAGTATATGCAGAAAGTCAGGAGAAATTTTAGTGGATTTTTTTAATAAAGGTATCTTTAGAAATAGTAAATCAAGTATCGACAAGTTTAAAGGAAACTTCGATGCTGGAGCAATGAATAATAGATTTGCAGTCAACATTTTTGGACCAGATGGTAATTTTAGTGTTGAAGGAATTAGATGTGAAGGAACATCTCTTCCAGGAAGAAGTCTAACAACAAAAGATTTTCATACAACAGGCACAAATACAAAGAAAGTCACACAAGTAAACAATACAAATGAAGTAGACTTCATGTTTGTTTGTGATTCAAGTTTCTTTGATAGATACATTATCGAAGCATGGCAATCTTTCATATTTACTGAAGGAGATGGAAATAGTATCAAACCAATCTTTAGATATCCAAAAGATTATTACGGAACAATAGAAATAGAACAATTTAGAAGAGATGATTCAATGGCATTAAAGTATAAATTTTATGATGCCTTTCCAATCTCTTACGAACCAATGGCACTCACAATGGGTGAAAGTGCATTGTTAAAATTTTCATGCAAATTTGCATTTAAAACATTTGATACCGAATATGGTCCAGCACCTGAACTTTCGGTACTAAATAAAGGAAGACGATATCTTGATTTAGCAAGAGAGAGTCTTACAGTCGCTAGTCGATTCAATGGTAAATCTAAAGACATGTTAGGTAAACTAAACGATTTAGATTCTGCTGGGTCAAGACTTAGTGGACTACTAGGAGGTTCCTAGTATTATAATTATGGAGTAAATTATGGGATTACCAATCCAATCAGCACCGACTTATAAGACGGTGTTACCAAGTGATGGTCGTGAAGTAAAGTTCCGACCTTTTCTTGTAAAAGAACAAAAAGTGTTGATGTTGGCAAAAGAAGGAGAAAACTCAGAAGAGTCTCTTGAAACTGTTAAGAATATGATACACGATGTTACCTTTGAAAAGGTAGATGCGAATGACCTTGCAATGGTCGACCTTGAATGGTTGTTCATTCAGATTCGTTCAAAATCTGTTGGTGAAACTGCAACTGTTAAAATGAAATGTCAAGAAAATGACTGTTCAGGAACAGGAGATGCAATCATCAATTTCGAAGAAGTAGAAGTTCATGGTGAAGTACCTGATAGTACCGTAATGCTTAGTGATGATGTTGGAGTAGTTTTGAGATTACTTAGAGTAGGAGACACAAAAGGTGTTGCAGAAATGCCTGAGAACGAAGTCATATTCTATCTATTGAATAAATCTATAGAAAGAATATTTGATGCAGATAGTGTCTACGAAAGAACTGATATAACTGACGAAGATGTAGATGAGTTTATTGAAAACTTAACATTTGCACAACTTGGTCTACTATCAGAATACTTTGAGAAAACTCCTAAACTAAGAAAGGAAATAGAGTTCAAATGTGAACTCTGTAGCACTCAACAGAATAGGGTTTTAGAAGGATTACAAAATTTTTTCTAATAGCCCTTTCTCACGAGTCGGTGTTTAATTATTATAACACTAACTTTCAGATGATGCAACATCATAATTATTCATTAACAGAACTAGAGGATATGATGCCGTGGGAAAGGGAGATTTATACAAATCTTCTCTTAAACTATTTGGAACAAGAAAAGCAAAGACAGGATAGTAAAAAATACAATTAACTTATATTATGTGTGCCGTGAATAACTATGAGGAGTAGAAAATGGCAGACGAAAAAGATAACAGCAGAAATGAGGTGGAAATTGATTTAGATAAGTATATGGCACTTATCGAAAAACTGGACGCATCAGAGGACCAAATCAAAGAAATGCAAGAAGAGGCTCGAAAGGCCAAACTAGCACTCGACCCACCAAAAAGAAAGTTTATAGACTTGTTCTTAGACGACAACGACTTGAATGAAAAGGCAATCATAGGATTTATCTCATTCTTTTTAATGATGTGTTTCGGTATTACTGACCTAGTGACAGCACTAGTTTGGGATATAGACTTAAAAGTCTCAGAAACAATTTATACATCATTTGTGGTTGTGACATTGGGTGCATTTGGAATATCTGAAGCTGGAAAAGCTTTCGGAAAATAAAGGAAAATTAAATGGCAGATGACGAAATAAAAAAGGTTCGGAAACAGTTAGCTGAAGAACTTAAAAAAGCTAAAGAAGAAGAAAAAAACATTCGTGCTGAATTCAATCAAGACTTAGAAGAGTCTACAGTTGGAACAACAAAAGAGTTTAAGAATGTTATTAATACTCTAGCTAAAACAAGACCAGAGGCAGCTAAAATTGTTTCTGAGTTTAAAGGTCTATCTGCAGACACATTTAAGGGTGCCGTTCTTAATAGAGACCTTATCAAAGGTATGTCCGCTGCTACTGAAATGGCAGAAAAGGGTTGGAGTAATCTAACCGAAGAACAACAAGATATTCTATCAGAAGTTTTTGGTGGTCAAGTTGCAAGAATACAAGGTCTCGAAAAAGAAGAAGAGAAGTTTACTAAACTTAGAAGAGATGCTTTAATAAGACAAGCAGAAACTCAACAAAAGATTACCGACTTAGATAAACTCATGGCAGATGAGAAATCTTCTGCAGTTGCTGATGCAGTGCAAGCTGTTAAAGATGCAGAAAAGAAAGCAAGTGAAAACGAAGACAAAAACTTAGACTTTAAACTTCAAGCACAAGTAGCACAAGCTAAAAACGCCCTTGCAGAACAAGAGACAGCTCAAGATAAAATCTTATCTGAAAAACACAAAAAGGAACAGGACTTTTTATCCAAAGAGATGGATGACCGAAGTTATTTTGTTGAACAACATGAGTCATCATTAAAATCAATTCATGAACACCAAGCGAATGCCTCTGAACAATTAAAAATTGCAATTGATAAGTCTAAAGAAACTCAAATGGAAGGACTTTCAAACTTCTCTGATGGTCTTAAAGAACTTACAGGTATGGATATCATGGGAGCATTCGATGGTGCAACTAAAAAATTAAATGCACTAGGTAAAGTTTTTGGTGGAGAAGGAGTCTTAGGTGATAAGATTATGGGTAATCTTGGTAGAACCATGCAAGACGCAGGAAAAGGAATTGGAAATGCGGCAAGTGGTTTGAAGAAGAATGTTGGTGGTTTTCTTAAAGGAGGTATGTCTGCTATTCGAGGTGCTTTCACTGCTATGGGTAGTGGACTCGCAGCTGCTGGAGCTGCCTTATGGACAACACTAACCGCATTCGCTGCTGGTGCAGCTGCCTTTATAGGTGGTTTGATGGCGACTGCAGGTGGATTATTACTCGCAGCTGCTCCATATATACTAGCTGCTCTTGCAGTAGTTGGTATTGTTCTTGCAGGTATGAGACTATATGAAACATCTGAATCATTTAAAGCTGCCATTGATACAGTTATACAATACTTCATAGATATCAAAGATTCAATCTTTACAATATTCGGTGGTTTCTTTGACTTCTGGAAAGGTCTATTCACAGGAGACTTCGACTTAATGTTCTCTGGTATTAAAGATATGTTTGGTGGTCTATGGGATTTAATCAAGGCACCATTCAAAGCTATTGGTAATTTCTTTAGAGATGTCTTTGGTATCGATATTGGTAAATTCATATCAGATATGGCAAAGAAAATGTTACCAGGTTGGGCAGTTAAGTTAATTTTTGGAAGTGGAAACGAAGCACCAGAAATGACTGAGGAAGAACAAGAGGCAGGTCAAGACTCCGCAGAAGAATCAGGACTTTACACTAAGAGAGGTTTAAGAAGTTCACTCGTCAACATGGATATGGTTGCAACTGCACCTACAAATCAATTAGAGGCAATACTCAATGACGATGATATATCAGAAGAGTCATATGAGGCAATTCAAAAGGAATTAGATAACAGAAAGGCACTCATAGCAGATTACCAAGAAGCACAGGAAGCTTTAGATACCGGCAGTATGATGGCCGATGGTAGTGACCCTAGTTTAGCAATGGAAATGGTTCAAGATGAAATTAATGCTAAAGGTGGTGCAATAGACGCTGCGACATTAGCAGCTAGACCAGATGATACACCTGCAACTGGTGGAGACGGAACTGTAGTTCAACAGAACAATAATAACTCTTCAACGAATGTAATGAATTCAACTGATACTGCAAGAGACGAGAATGAGCGTTATTACGACGCCTTACCTGCTTAATCTAACTTATCGTAATACTTCTCTTTACGAGGAATAACTTTAGTTTTATCTTTATGCACCTGAGTAGTTGCATGTGAAGGAGTCTCTTTGCGAGACTTTATTTTAGGCTGAGGTTTACCGAAGATTCGTTCCCACGATTCCGCATACTTATCTTCGTCTGAGTTTCTTCTTTTAGAACCCTTACCACCATGCCACTGAGTCATTATCTTGGTCTATAACCTTTTATTGAAGCTCTCTTTGCATCAAGTTTCTTTCGTCTTTTGATGTCTTGGTTCTTTTGATTCTTTATAGTATTTGGTTTGATGTGATATTGTCTATCTCTAACCTCTTGAACTATACCAGCTCTTTCACACTGTTTCTTGAATCTCCTAAGCATTCTATCGAAAGGTTCTTCCTGTCGATTCTTAGGGTTGATTCTTGGCTTCACTTCTGGCATAATTCTCCTTTAAATAGATGTATATTCGCCCCTCGCTTTACAGCATACCCGCTCTATACCGACTTCTCCGCTATTTGCTAAAAGTCTTTCCCTTACTTGGTGCCCCCTTATATTTTCCACGGTCCAAGTCTGCTCTCGTCCTTCACCACTAACACATAATGTATACACAAGAGCACCCAACACAAAGATTAGCTATCCTCTGCTAATCTTTTGAAGTAATCCATCGCGTCGTCTCCGCCTTCGCTTGATGTTTCGGCAGTGGTTTCGGCTGATGCGATTACAGGTTCATCAGCTACTGTTTCAGTATTGACATTTGACCATGGCACTTCTTCCTGGTCTTCTGCTATACTTTCTGCAGTGCTATTTGAGACTGCACCTGATAGACCTAATACTCTATCAAGTTTCTCTTTCAACTCTTCGTAAGTTTTAAACTCACTTGGAGCGATTACTTCATTTAAGGAATGAACTTGACTAAATGTAGAGTTAATCATTGTCTCATCACCTAATGGTGAAGTTGAGTCAAACTCTGATTTGTCATAATTCCAATAACCATCAACCTTACGGATTTTGATTTTGAAATTAGCACCCTCTCTTAAATCGAATGGGTTAATTGCAGATTCATCTTCAAATGCTGGTGAGATAGCTTCTTTGAGTTGTTCAAAGATTTTCTTACCATATCTGTATTTGAAAACTTTTCCTTCGTTATCAGGATTTTTAGGGTCTGAAACCACATAGACATTTGAAACATAATGCAATCTGCGTTTCTGTTTTCTTGCCTGTTCTTTGTTGGCTTCAATACCTGAATTCCATAAGGTAGTGTTGTATTCACTTACAGGGTCTTTTTTATTAAGAGTCGTTAAAGACTTCTCAATATACCAACCTCCAGGTCCTTGAAAACCATGGTCCCAATATGAAACCCACGGCATTTCTTCTCCTTCTGGTGTTGGTAAAAAACGAACTACTGCATAACCATTACCTGATTTATCAAGTTCTGGTTTCCACATAGTATCGTCATTGTAGGATTTTTTCTCACCTTGAGCCGGTGATGCGGTTTCCATAGCCGCTCTGAGCTTATCTAATGATGCTGACATTGTATTCTCCTATCGTATTGCATTGTATTAGCATTGTATAAATCAGTATCACACCTGTGGTACTGACTAGTCCATTATATGATTTATTTACTTGCCTGTAAAGGGGTTTTTCAATAAATCTTATAACAAATCTGGATATATTTATACCCAAATTAAGTGTTAGGATTAATTATTTTATACATAACTATGTTCTGGTTTTTAAGAACACCGCTTATCCGCATAAATCTATTAATACCTTTTTATATTTCACTCGGTCGAAATCAACGAATGATTTATATTTGTTTATCTTATTGTGTATCTCTGGATAGACGATTCTTTCTGATATCATTCTATCCCAATCTTTAGTAAATTCTATAATCTCATCCATTATACAGATGGTTTCTAAAGATACTTTCTTTGCCATAAACTCTTTTAAAAGGATAGGGTGTTGTCCGTTCTTAACTTCTAATACCTTTTGTATATCCTTTTTACGAAGTAAATCACTTACTTCTGTTTCGAATAGATAAGTTAACTTCTGGTTATTCTTCTTCCATTCTTTATAAACTTTAACACATTCTTCACTCAATAAATCTCCTGCCCACAAATCCTTTTTTGAAAGGTTTGCAATATAGAAATCTTGTAGTTCTTGTTTATGTGTTCTATAAAGTTTACCAAAATGATATTTGTCCTTCCGTTTTAGAAAGGACTTTATATCTGCTTTAACTTTGCCATTATACTTAACAAAGTCATAGTCGTTAGAATAGAAGTGTAGTTTTATACCAAGGTATAAAGTGTATGCGTCATATCCTTCACGACTTGTCATTAACTAGTGACTATCTTTGTTTCTTCTGGTGTAGGTAGTTCGATTCCAGATACAGCACTTCTATGTGCCTCTGCAACCATTTCATTACACTCTGATACAAAAATATAAGTTTGTAAGACCATTGATTCAGGATTTTCTTTTCCTGTCACTGCAACTCCCTTAGAAAATCCCATACCACCCTCTGGATTCTTAACAATCATTTTCGGATTTTTAAGAGTCAATGGTTCGGTCTTTGCAAGTTCTCCTACATACTCTCCACTAAATGTCACAACTGTGACTACATCGCCTTTTTTCATTTTATTTTCCTTTTTTAGTGTCAAAGAAACCTGATAAGGTTGCTTGACTATTACTTCCACGATTTACCATATTTAAACCTGTAGCTTCTGCTTCTAACTTCTCTTTTAAAGGAGGAGATAAAAGTCTCTTAGCACTTTCAGGTTCTAACATGTTCTCTTCACAAACTTTAAGTATAGCAGACATTACATCTGACTTACCATAACGGCATAGTTTCTCTACTTTTTCTGTGAACTCTTTTTTTGATATCATAATTTATTTCCTTTTTGTAAAACAGAAATCTCTTTCATTTGACGGTCATTAGGTTCTTTAACTTTTAAGAGTCTTTCTAATGCTCGTGCTCTTCTTCCTTCTCTTCCACCTGTGTGACTAAACTTAACTCTTGCTTTAGTTCCCATATTAACCCTCTTCCTCTTCAAAGTTTTCTTCCCAATCTTGCACTACTCTTTGATATCCATAGTAAGTTGGACTAGATTGGTCTGCTTCAGTCATAATCTTTTGTTCTAAGTGTTGAATCAACTGTTGTGCTTCACCTATTAGTTCACGAGTTAGTTGTTCTTCATCATCAATTCCGAGATACTCTAACATGGAAGTGTGAGCATTATCATATGCCTGTGAACGAATCCATTCGTCACCTTTCCAAATCATTCTTTGAAAGTTCCAATCTTGTTTTGGTTTAAATTCCATATACATTCTCATATTGTTTTCTTAATCCAACTAAATCATCAACATAGTCTAAAGGGTCACATACAAACATTTGAAATGCGTTAAGTCCTTCTACTGCAACTAAAGCTATACATTCTTCTACTGCCTGACCTGTTAATTCTTCCACCATTAAAGCATAAGCAGTCATTTGAATATACCATGGTTTTGCCATGTATTCTTCTTTATACTTTGAACTTGTTTTGAAATCTATAATGCAAAGTTTCTCATCAAAGATACCTACACAATCAACACGACCTGCCATTTTAAGATTAGGTGAGAACAAAGGTGCCTCTAAAGCAAGTGGTATTATTTCGTCTAAAACTGGTTGCATTGCATTGAACATACCTCTCTGTAAAGGATTGTCCAATACAATATCTTTCTCAGCACGAAGATAATCTTCTACTAATTGGTGGAAGTTTGTTCCTCGTTTTGTTGCTGATGCTGTAATCTTGTTTGCAGTCTCTTCTCCAACTCTTTTTCTCCAGAGTTTAATGTGTTCTCTATTTAAGAGACCTGTGACTGTTGTCACCGAAGGATACTTATCGTCAATACCCTCAAATTTATATAATCTTTTACCATCATCATTTATGGTCTTTGCTTGCAGATTTTCTAAATCCGTTATCTCAATATGATTTGTCATTCTATACATTATACTACTTCTTTTTTGATTTGTCTAGGCGATTTCTCGTCTGCATTTTGACATGTTTATCCACGATTCTTTTAGTCTTTTCTGTTTTGATATCTTTACTTCCATGTCTATCATGGAGTGGAGAACCAGGGAAATTATTTCCAACTTTGTTTAAGACATCTTTAAAACCACTATCTGTTTTTACTCTATCACCATGACCACCAACTATGTTCGGTGCACCGATGATTTCTCTGATATGGGGATTCTTTTTGAGATATTTGACCTTGTTGTCATAGGTCATCATCATTTCATATGACTCATCAATCTCTTCATTATAAAATTCGTATAAGGGCATAATTACATCATAAATTCTGGAACTGGTCTGCCAGTCCACCTTGCAAAAGGTGTTTTGTATTCTTTGTAGTATTTATGATACGCAGAAATAGAATCTCCAGGAACTTTCACATCATCTGGCATACATTGAGGTGGTTCTCGCCAATCACCTAACTGTAAGTTTCTTGGAATCTCATCAAGAACAACTCGTAGTTTAGTATCTGTCATATGAACCTTACCATATCTAAATTTGTATTCATCGCACAATGCAACA